TCTTTGATGGGGAGGATGAACTGCTCGTAACAGTAGCGGTTCACCTCCTCTTTTTCTTTTGGAGTAGTTCCTATGCCAATGTTGTGCGCTTGATACGACGAGTTACTCTGAAGCAAGCTGTCGATTTTCTGTCTCAAGCAGCGACAGTTCTGATACGTTTGTTTCATGTGATGGGTTCAGTAGTGATAGCGGAAGGATGCAAAGCTTGATAAAGCCAGCAGCCTTGTCGTTTACCAGTTCATGTAGTGGTGGAGTCCAGCCATTGACGTTGCCGATTCCGTGCATCACAGGCTTGCGAACAGGGAATCTTTTGAGCTTGTGTGCCTCCCAAAGATAAGCGCACAGCATCTCCAAGTCAAAGGTGTATGCGATGTGAAGGTCCTGCGGGTTGCGCACGATGTACACCAAGTACTGAGCATCAGTCTTCATAATCCCACAGGGCTTGTGGGTTTTTACTGTCTCGTATTCTAGGAACAGATTGACTGGCTCGCCTCTGCGCTCTGCCCAGTAGTGTGCCTTGACATCCATCTTGACCTCATAGTACATCCCGGTAGTGTTGTCATACACGTCCCAGTTGCGAGTCTCTCCGTTCTCAGTTAGACCGTTTTGCGAGATGGTGGCATCACCACCCTTGGCGTTAATCCATGCAGCCCACAGTTCTTCTCCGAGGTCACCGAGGTCTTGGTCCTTGAGGAAGTTCTTGCTCATGAGTGGTTGTATTCAAGGCAGGCGTCCTTGATGGTTGCCACCTCAATGTTGACCTTCATGCGGAAGTCCTTGACTAGCTCCGCTATCTCTTCGGTAGAGTGTATGGGCTTGCCTGCATCGTCATGCAGCGACTCGTACAGCTCTGTTGTGAGCCTCTGAATCTCCTGCGTGGAGAACGAGTACAGTTCACTTAGCTTTCTTAATTTCATCTTTGATGATTTGAATGACCTTGTCTACTTGTTTGCTGTTCTTTGGCACGAACAACATGTAGTCGCCATTCCCGGTATCAACCATCTGTCTCAAGAAAAGCTTCCACCTAAGTGGGAACCCGTGCTGGGTACGCTGGTACCCCTTGGTTTCGATGATGAACTTGTGCTCGTGAGACACAAAGTCCGGTGTGTACTCCATCTTCCTGACCATCTTCCCTGAGTAATCCATCATGTCAGGTCGCCTGTTGGTCGACTTGAAATAGATACCGGGGTAGATGAACCTATCGACGAGAGTAAAGCTCTCAGGTTCGTAATCGAACTTGAGCTTAGCTTCTTTCAACTTGTCATAGCAGTACACCTCAAGACCAGACTTGAGTTTCTTGCCACCACGGTTCATGCTTTTACGCCGTGCCATGGTGTAAAGTTAGGCCAACAGCCAATCAAATGCTGGTCTGTTTTCCCACAAGTAATTCACATAAAGGTCGGAACAACCTAGGCCCGGGTGACACAAAGTTGAATCCTGATTGCTCTTGACTGAACTCGAATCGTAGTGGAAAATCAAGGGGAGTAGGGTGGCCGCCAGTCTCTGTCATGCGAACTTTCCTCACGTGCATCTCGACAGTGCGACGGTCACTCCACTCTTGCGCTTGAATCTTGCGGTGTAATGTAATAAAGCCATCGGCTCTGTTCACAAACTTACCACCACCTTCAGTATCCTCAGCGTACGGAGCAGTGGGCAAACCGTCATCGCCCTTGCGTCGTTGCGCCTCAGTGAAGGCGTGAGCATTCACCCACATGGCAACCTGATTCTTGACGCTGAAGGTCAGGAACTCACTAGCTGCCTCGTAGTGGTACTCGTGGGTACTGATACCGCGATGTGCGCTCATGTCAATGCGCAGTGCATTGTATGGGTCTATGAGCACACCGTCCAACCCTTCGTACTTCATCACCTTCTCCGCGAACACGAGGATGTCGGAGTAGCTGTAGTTCTTGTGGTTGTCAATAAATGTAAAGTGTTTGTTGACCCAATCGTGTGCTGTTGTAAGTTCCTTGTGGTTCATGCGCTTGATGGGCATATCCATACAGAACTGCATGACCTTCATCTTGTTTGCCCATGTCGGGTTCTCTGCGCTGTAGACCAGCCACTTCCAGCCGTGTAGCATGGAGGCAGCGACCATCAGCCACAGCGTAAAGGTTGTCTTACCCACGTTGCTGTGCCCGTTAATCATGAGGAACTCACGCTTGAACCTAAAGTACTCGTCGAACTTCTCGTTCTCTGTGCCTAGGCCAAGCTCTATCTGTCCTGTCACGTACTTCTTAATCCACTCGTAGTCGGTGTCGTCGGATGCGATGAAGGACATATCGCCGTCATTGACACGCATCTCGTGCCGTATCTTCTCAAGCTCTCGGACAATCTCTCCGATAGGTGCAAGCTTACCCTGCTCTATCCCGTCGATGATTGTCTTGCGGGCTTGGTCAAGGTCGAGAGGATTCCGCGCTTCGATTTCACGAACGAGCATACGAAAGGCCTCGTCCTCTTCGACCCGACCTGCAGCGATGAAGCCACCCAACAAGTATGAGGCACGCACAAGTGCTGCGTGTTTGCCCCCATCGGGGGCGTACCGAATCATCTGAGCGGCGATTTGTAGCTTCTCATAGTCAGTACGCCCCTTTACCTCGGTAGGGTTTGGCTCTGCATGCTGCTCCGATTTGAGTCCACCGAATCTTGTGGGCTCAGAGTTGATGCAGATGTTGTCGTCGTACGATTCAAAACACGCACGCGATTCGTTGATGCCTGAGGGGTCAGCCTCAAGGCCATGCTTTCTTTCAAAGTATTCGCAGAGAGAACGGAAGTGGTCTCGATGTCTCTCCGGGTTGCTAATCTCTACGATTGCCTTGACCCCGTCACCGCTTGGTGAGGTCCAGCATGCAACCACATGTTGGTCAAAGGCAAGCCTAGACTTAGCGTCTTCTACATCTGATACGTGGTCGAAGTCAAGGACGATGATGCCGCTGTGCTTTTGCAGCGAGTCATCCTTTCTTTCCTTGAACCTGCCACTCCACAGGACTACAGGCAGTTGCTTCTTTGCCTCCTTGTCACCCTCGCGGACTCGCTCAATCTTCTGTTTCTGTTTGCCAGATTGGATGCGTTGCAGTGCTGTCTCCACTGTGATATACAGCGGCTTCTTGTTGTAAAGGTCCTCGAATATCGTTATCACCTGTGTCATGTTTCATGTTAATCCGTAGTAACACCAAGTATCCCATGAGGTCTAGCAGTGTGTCCTCATCCACGTCGTCTGTCCCCCAATTCTTGATGCGGTTCAGCTTGTCGTCAATGCGAACTAGCAGTTGCTCGTGCGAGCTTGCCTTGCTAAAGATACGCGCTGGGTCTAGTGCAGCGTTGCCATACCTCCGGTTTTTTTCTGTTAGCAGTGACATTAGTTCATTGCACACGCCTCTAACTTCGCGAACAAAGTCACGATGATTCCAATGCTTCGACATATTGCTTGATGTTGTTCTTGAGTCTTACACCCATTGCTGTGTTCCCCACCTCCATGTGATAGATGCAGCTTGCTGTTTCTCTCAGCATCTTGTAGAAGGAGAACTGTTCGCTGTACAAGTCAGCGTTCTTCACATAGTAGCACACACTGCTGTGGTCTTTGCCAAGACACTTAGCAATCGAGACTATTGTGAAGTAGTGTTGCATTGCATCTGCGAACGCAACCCGAAGGATGACGTTCATCTGCAGCCTGCTGTCCGGCAAGAAGTCATAGCCGACAGCTTCGTAGTAAGCATCGCGTGCTTGCGTCAACTCCTCGAGGCTACCCCTCTTTACCACGTAGTTTGGAACCCACCCTTTTTTTCGAGAGGATTTCCTCAATTTTGATTTCGACTTTGCCATCGTATCTAGGTCCGTAGTAAGAGCGATACATCCTTTCCCACGTGTGACCCTTGAGGATGTCTTCAGGTTCCTCTGCACTGGTCACAGCGTAGTCCATCTTGGTGTGCTCGGTGAATTTCTTTTTGCCTTTGGTTACGCGAAGCTTGAGCTCGTAGTAGTAAATGTCTCTCATGACATGAAGCGGGGAAGACGCCTAACCCAAGCGCCTCCCCCTAATCAACATGAAACAGTTTACCTTAGAACGGTACGTCCGAAGACTTCGTTGATTTGCCGGACTCAGCACGTGGGTCGTAGACTGATGCCCAAGCATTTGACTTCGAGAAGCGCTCCTTGTCTGGAGTCAACACAACTGAGACATAGACTGAGCCTTTCTCTGTTGCGTACTTCTTCATCTCTTCCAACTCGGCAAGGGTGAACTTGAGACGAGCTGATGATTTGACCTGTGTTACATCGCCGATGAACACGCGGTCTGTGGTTGGTTTGTTATCCATGTGAATAGAATGTTGAATTAAATTTCTTCGTAAATGTAGTCATTGACCACGGGTTTGTCAAGGAAAAGCCAATCTTTTATTTTCTCGACGCCCTGTTCAAACTTGAACTTGCCTCTCAGAATCGTCTCTTCCTTCGCCTTGTAGACAGCCACCGGGTACGGGTACGTCTTTTCCTGAGCAACCCAAAAGAAGTCATTAAGACCCGCAACCTGCGTGTAGATATACGCTTGAATGTCATAGGAAAATTTGTTTACATCGTACCTGAAGCCCGGGATGGACCTCGTACTCTTGCTGTCTGACACATAGTACTGGCCTTGGCAATCAAAGAAGCCGCGCACGGGGATGTCGTCAATGAACTCGTTGAACTCTACTTGATAGTCACCCTTGAGGTACTCGTCCTTGATGCCTGAGTCAATCAGTCTCTTCACCATGAAGAAAGCTGTCTTCCACTCTGACTCATCTACAAGGTGCTTGCCTTCTTCGATAGCGTCAGTCTTGAGCTGTTGCACTGCGGCCTTGTACTCTGACGAACTCTTAGGATTCTTGAGCGCCTTAACTCTGTCGCTCATCTTCTCCATGATTTCGTCGTGGTCTATCTTCTGATAGGTAGCCTTAGCTTTGTCAGGCTCGAACAGCATCATGTCATACATCGAGCCAAAGGTGAGAGCCGGAGACTCCTTCTTCAGCTTGCCTGCCATGTACAGTTCAAATGCACGCATGTCAGTGAGCGCATTCTTGACTGAGCTGTAGGACAGATAACTCTTGCCTGTCTTCTCCTGAAGCTTGAGAGAAAACTCCATTACTTCTTCTTACTCTTTGCGCCTTTAGCTGCGACGGTCTTATTGACTGTCTCGAGTAGTTCGGAGTCTTGGT